ATAGGAATGCCGGGAATTGAACCCGATTCACTCCGTTATAAGCAGAGGGCTTTAACCAATAAGCAACATTCCCATATGAGTATCAGGGATATTCTCTATAAACATTAGCGTCATCATCGTCTAGTGACATTTCAACCTCTTCTTCAAGAGCCCAAGAGTCTTCACTCTCCAAAAAATCCACAACCTTATCAAATAATTCAGGTGGGAAGTCATCAATAAACATACCCCAAGTTCCTGGATTCTCATCATCACCGTCAGGTTCCCAAGTGCAATACTTGATTTCATTACGGTAAATCTCAAAGAGGAAGTCAAACATGTTGGATTGATCTTCCTCAGTGTGACAATAGATCTTCAGATTGTTTAGTTTCATCAATCAGCGTCGTTGTTGTCGGTTGTGTGTATTCGCAGAAACTCTGCTTCATCGGCAGGCATCATCACTGCTGCTGTGCCATCCTCTCTGACTATTCCGATGGATTCTCCTTGTTCTACCCTCGTGTAGAGTTCATCAAAGTTCTCTTCCCATTCCTTTAGCGTAAATACTTCCATCAAGATTCCAATGTTACCGGTCCTGTATATAGAATCTGATCT